CCCTCTTTCATTATGTTATATCTAGCGAACAAATCAGTTTTCTTAGATACCTCATTCATAAGAGGTAATACTCGTATTTCATTTCTAGATGGAGATATTTCTTGAATCCATAATTTTTCATTTATGTTATCGTATCCAACTCTTTTATTTAATAAGGTTATTTCAGTTTTAAATATACCATTGTTATATCCAGCTTCTTTAATCAATCTCTCCGCATCTATAAAATACTCATTTGGAAATTGAAACGCTTGTAATTTTGTTCCATCTGCAATTAAAAAATAATCTTTAATGTTTTGTGAACTAAGTGGTACATATCTAACTAACTTACCTTCATTACCTTGAGGTAATTGGTTTTCATTAGCATCATAAATAATAAATTCAATCATATCGGAATCAGAGAATCCGAAAAATGATTGCAGGTTTCCTTCTTCGAATATTTCTCTATCTTTAGTAGAGATTCGATACCCTTTATTATCTATTATTTCTTTAAATGTTTTAATTGCCATTATTAACCTCTATTTTTTCTTAAATCAGTTTTGATAGTTACTTCATCGGTTGTAGCATCTGCAAATGTAACTTTAACTTTTAGTGCCAATCCAGTATAATTTGTAGCTTTTCCCTTCCAACCAATTGTTCTTCTTCTTGGTTTAATACCTTTTTTCTTAGATGTACCAATTACTGAATTATTAAATTCACAATCATATGTTTCAGAAGTTTCAGGTTCAATTGAACTTGCTCCTGATTTAACTGTGAACCACTTTGGGTCACCATTAAATTCAAATGCTATATTAGTTATTTTATTATTAGTAGTAACATTACTTACTTCTAATGTATTTGTCATTTTACGAGAACCAGCATCTTTAGCACTACACTTAGCGTATAAATCAGCTGATAATTGTCCTGCATCACCATCTCCATTATTTACCTTAACAGTAAATCCATTATCACCTCCACTAATAGCACCTTCTGCAGTTTGTGCTGCTAATCCAAATAGTTGTTCTCTTAGTGATTCATTTTCTTGTAGTAATGCTTCAACTCTAGCAGTTAACGATACTCTAGCTATTGCTTCGTTAATTGAATTCTGAATTGCGTTTTGTAAATCTATGGTTGTTTCGCCAATTTGTTGATTTGCAATTTCAGATTGTTGACTTGCTATATTTGCTTTTAATTCTTCATTCTCAAGTTGAATTTGTAATGTTTCAACAAGTGTTTGTAGTTCAGCTATGGATGCATCTCTCTCACCAATAGTAGTATTTAATCTTTCTATTAATAAGTTTAATTCAGTTATTCTATCAAGAGCTTCTTGGTATATTGTACGAAGAACCATTGGTGGTCCATCAACAACATCATTTGGTAAAAGTTCAAATATAGTAGTATCAATTGATTTCTTTAGTTCCTTTGTATTATATTTAGGTCTTACTAATTTACCAGCAATGATACCATCACTTGAATCAGATTCTCTAAACAAGCGAATACCAGAATCATTTGTTTGTGGTAAAGCATCTGAACCACTAACAAATATCTTAGCAACTTGTGCTTCGTTTTTTAATCCGCTATTCTTCATTCGTTATTATGAAATTAAACTAAATGTGTAATCGTTATCAAAGAAATAATCAACTCCACTAATAGTAATTTTAAATTCTATATTATATACTCTATCAACTTCCCAATTGGATAAATTCAGTTTAAAGAAGTTACCCTCAGTATCACAACTTAATTTTGTGTAATTACTAAATGGAACCACTACATCTCCTGAATGATAATCACATACTTGATAATATGATGTTGTTGGTAAGAATTTACTTATACCATATTGTGCCGTAGATGAAAATGTTTTTGTTGGAAATAAATCTCTACCAACTACTCTCAATTTAGGTGTTGTATTTACTTTATATTGTTTTTTGAAATTTCTGATTCCAACTTTTATTTCTTCTGATGTAAGTTCAGTTAATGAACCTGTTGTAAATGATACATCATTCCAGCCTATTCTGACCTTTGGTTGGTGTATTGTATTTGTTTCTTTACTAAAGAACTTTAAGATTCCATAATCATTAGTATCTTCTTCAAATTCATTTGAATGCTTTACAATCAAACCCTCATTATTAATAGAACCACTTAACCAACTTTGGAAAATTGTAGTTATATCAGTATCAACATCTTCAGTCTTATATGTAAATGTTTTAGAACTATTTAAATTAGAATACCAAACACCACCTCTTCCTGCAAACGAACCAGTTGAATTAGTAGCAAATACAATATTACCACCTACTACATTGTTTACCCATCTAAGTGATGAATCACCTTCTCTATAATTCCAAGTTACTCCCGCAGTTTCTATATTATCAAATCTAGTGCCCTTTCCCATCTCCCAGCTTTGTGAAACTGGATATATGTTAATATCAAATTGTAATGGTACTTCTTCTGATTCAGCTTCTTTTAATATAAGTTTTGCTTCTTCAAATCCAACACTACCATTAGATAGTGATGATGAGAATCCATTAGTTTCAAATTTAAGGAGTGCTCTTGATACATCTTTAACACCACCATAGTAAACCTTACTTACTTCCAATACCTCATCTAAACCAGCGTTTTGGTCTGGTTGTTGTAAGTAAACCGATGCATCCTTTGATGCTGTTAGAAAATAGTATGCCATTATTTTGCTCTTCCTTTTATATCCGAATCTGGAAATTTAATTTCAAAAACTGATGGGTCTAAAGATGGATATAAAATCTTATCTTTAATAGCCGCTTCTACATTGTATGCGTTTGGTGCATATTGACCACCACACTTATTTACAATTTTTAATTTAGGAACCGAACTAACTCCATCAACATTTGCTATAATCAATTCTAATTCAGAAATGTTAATTGTGTTATTAAATGTAAAACTATCTATGTTAAAATAATCTTTTAATTCTGATATACATTCAGATAGTACTTCACTCTTATTGTAATTTTTTAATGTTACTATTTCAAACTCTAAACCTATATTAATTATAAAACCATCATTGATGTTTATACCATCAGTTAAAATTTTATATTCAGCTAAATATGTTTTTAAGTTTTCTTTTATTGCTCTATTAAGAACTGATAATTTTTTATTTGAATCATATCCTAATAAATAAAGATTTATTGCAAATGGATTATTTTTTTCATTATCATTTGAAGTCTTTCCAACTAAGAATTTTTTAATTTCATCTTGAATAAGTTGCTTATCAACTTCACCCGCTCCTTCTTCTCTATTTACAAAGGTATCAACTAGCTCAGTAAACTCTCTAAGGACTTGTGGTGAAGCTAAAATAGAAGAAGGTGAGTTGTTATCCAATGAACCATCCGATGTAGCATATGCTTTTGCAATAGCTCCAAACTTAGTTGGCATTGATAAAGCTCTTATCTGATAATCCTTTGATGTTACTGCTCTATTTTGTGAACCAAAATTTGCTAATGCGTTTTGTCTAATCTCTTCAATCGTATCACCACCCTTACCACCAATTGCAGGAACTTCGTTATCAATTGCTATTGAGTTCTTAGCTGCATTATATAATCCCAATTGGGCTGCTGTGAATAATTCGGTATCCTCTTCATATTCTACTCCATTGATTTGAGTAATTGTACCTTTCTTAACATTTGATTCAACACCACCACCAACTAAATACTTTACAGTCATAGTTGTATTAGATGGAGATTGTCCATATGTTTTTGTTTTCAAGAAGTTAGTTGGGTCAAATGATTCTTCTAATTTAGAAATTGAGTTAGGTAATCCCAATCCTACATTTTTAAAAGAAGGAATAATCGTCTCCTCACTAACCGTAGGGTCTCCACTACCAAATTGAATAGTTGTTGTACTATTTGGATTCACTTGTTTTACAAATCTACGAGATGTTTTAAGTGTATTTAAAATATAAGGGGTAGTTGATTTAAATTGAAATAAATCAGGATCATTATTTTCGGTATTTGGATAATCAGTAAATACCAACTCTTGAGCTAAATAAGGAACTTCATAAAATTTATTTCCATCGGAATCCCTCACATCATATATGTCTATAATATTAGTATCTGATAAATCTATACTTTGAAATTCTTTAAATGCCCCAAAAGATACTTCTACTTCCTTTACTTCAGCTGATATTGCGTTTACTTGTTTTTTAACTAAGTAAAACGATGCTTCACCGCTAACACCATCCCTTTGATATATTGTAATTTCTCTATCAAGCTCATCAGAAAAATCTACAACATCTTGAGTAATAAATTGTACCCCATTTGTAGATTCACATCTCATTCCTTCTTTAATTCTTAAAAAATAAGTTGAATCAAATGTATTATCGCCACCACTTCCAATTGATGGAACTAATTGATAAACCGAAAGACTTGTTACTGATGGTGCTGATACTTTTGGTTTATATCCTAAGTATTGTGAAAGTGCTATTACATTTTCAATATCATCAGCATGAACCATTAATGATTCTTTCAAAGTATCATCTACATAGTATGAAAGTGAATCACCAACATAAGATGCCATTTCAATGAACATCATACCTGGAGATGATTCGTTAAAATCCGAATATGTTTGGGGGAAGTAAGTTTTAGCGAACTCAATTAGATTTCCTCTGAATTGAGAAAAATCCTTATTAAGATATTTTATATCTTTACCCCTGCCTTTAAAGTTCTTTGATGTTTTTGTTATTGCCATATCGTATTATCCCTGTACTGTGAATGTTAGAGTTTCTAAATTAATATCATCTCCTATTCTAAATTTAATTGAAACGTTTAGTTTGTTGTTATCTCTCAATTCATCAGTTGATTCAATATCAATCTCTTCCGCTGTAACATAAGGTAACCATTGCTTTAAACTATCATTTATAGTATCTTCAATTCTACCTTCTAAATCATCTACATTTTGTTCAAACAATAATGATTGTAAACCACTACCAAATTGGGGTTGTAAGATACGTTCCCCTCTCTTAGTAAGTAGAAGATTTTTAATATTTGATTTAATCTGGTCTTTGGTTTGAAAAGATTGCTCGAAAGTACTCTCACCAAATGTTAATGGTAAAGTAATACCAATTGCATAATTGTTATATGCAACTGTATCTTTAACTATTCTTCTTCCTAACTCAACTGCCATAATCTATATTACATTCCAGGTCTCCAAGGACCTTTTGATTTATCCCAAGCTTTTATTAACTGAGAATTATCTCTATTTAAAACTCTATCCAATCCAGCTAGTCCAGTTGATACTCCCAATCCAGATTTAACTCCAGTTGGTTTCATATCACCATAACCCATTTTATCAGCTATACTTTGTGCTCCCAATGTATGAGTTGAGTTTGAATCAAACTCCATTGTTCTTTCAGAAACTTCAGTTGGTGCACCAGCATAAGCAGGTGGTTGTCTATCTAATACACTTCTAGATGTATTTTCACTTATACTAAGTGGTTGTGTTTGTTGTAATACCTTGTTTAACATTGGGTTTTTACTTAAAACTCTTTCTGTTTGGATTGGTCTTTCCTCAACATTATTATCCATAAATGTTGGTTGCTTTGGTGTTATGGCTTTTTTAAGTTGTTTGTTTTCTCTTAACAACTTTGCCATTTCTTTCTTTACACCTTCTTTGACTAGTTTAGGAAGAACCACTTTGATTTCTTCTGCTACTATGATTTGTATTGCTTTAACTAATTTTTCAGTATTCATTGTTGTAATGGTTTCCTTTCTATATAAATATTTGTTTTATTGTTTTTTGATTTTTATTTGCACTTTGTTCCACCCATTTCTAATTGTTGTATGAAATCTGGTAGAATATTTTCTAATTCTTCATCAATTACATCATCTGGTATAGTCTCATCTATAACATCCTTTAATATTGGAGTACCTAATACATCTACATCGCTATCAACATACTGTGGAGTTGGTGTTAATGTAGAAACACTATCATCAACCACTTGTTCTAATACCGGCGGTTCACTACCATCTGAAGATGGAAAGTTAATATTTGGTATTGGTATATTTGGAGGTATTAAATATGCAGTCCATGATATAACTCCTGGTGATGGGATAGGTGATGGTGCCGATGGGTATAATGATGTTGTTTGTATAATCCCACCTACACTAAATAAATGTACCGTTGCTGCCAAAATAAACATATTAACCATTATCACTTGTTTTTTAGCAGGTTTTAATGGTGGATACATTGGCCAAGTACCTGGATTAGTTGCTATATTTGAATTAACTACTATATTTTGTATTGTACCTGGTGCTGGAATTAATGGTATTGGAAATGGATTCATTTGTGCACCTATCCAATATGCCTTAACACCATTACCAAATTCATTTACCAATGAGAAGTTAACTCCAGGTGGAGTTGCTAACCCCTTTAGTAATGCAATTTGGAAAAGTGCTTTAGCTAAATCCTTATTACCTTTCTGAACCGATTCCAAATTTAATAAATCCTTTCCCCTCTTTACTACCGCATCATATTCATCTGCCCAAATAGTTGCAACCTCATTAATATTTAATGAAGGATTATTGTTTGGATTAGTTTTCCTTAATATATTTTTTTTAAATAGTGACCAAGACATTTTATGGAATTTTATCAATAACGTTATCAACCGCTGCAGTTGCTGCACCCACAACCCCATCTACTATATCACCCACATCGGGTAGTTCTGGTAGATTTGGTAGTTCTGGTATTGCTGGTATATTCGGTAATTCAGGTAACTCTGGTATCGGTGGTAGTTCCAATGAAGGAACTTTTGGTATCTTAGGTAAGCCCTTTTTCTTATGTTTAGGATTTTCTTTCAACTTTTTTTTTCTAAACTTAGGAAGTGGTGGCAATTTTGGCAATGATATCTTTGGAATCTTAGGTAACTTTGGTATCTCAGGTAACGCAGGTAATTCTGGTAACTCTGGTAACTCAGTTGGTATTGATGAAACAATATCACCAACGGCACCAGTTACATTATCAATTGCATCTGATGCTGCAGCAGTTACATCACCAATGGTGTCATTTACACTATTACCTATATTATCTCCTAATCCCATATTATTTTAATTGTACTGTATTACTTAATATTGAATTTAACTTAGCCTTTAAAGATGCAAATTGAGCTATGTTTGTTGGACCGGGTGAGGTTGGACCTGCCGGAGTAACATATATTTGTTGTGTTATTAAATCTAACATTTCACCTAATAAACCAACTAACGTTTCACCTTTAGCTGCTGGTTCTAACTCATCCTCGATAGTACTACCCAGTGAAATTGCACCACCACCACTACAAGTAATGTAAAAATCAAAATCATTTGTAACATCAAAATAAATTGCTTCGTTTGATGTTACGTTTATACCCTTAGTAGTATCTATTGAAAATTGACTATCGGTTATAAATCCAATATCACCTTTACTAGCAAATATCATTTCTGATGTTTTAGCTGAAAGTATAATTCTATCTGAACTAAGTAGAATTTGATTTCCTTTTAATTCATTTGGATAATTAAAAAAAGATTCCTTTTTATTTTTAGTTGGTAATGTCCATTCTAATAATTTTTCACCACTACCTAAGAATATAATATTACCATCACTATTTATGTTTTCTTCGGTTGAAGTTCCAATAACATTTTGTAATGAATCTGAATTTTCACCATTTCTAATTGTTATAGTTGGTGCAAATTTGTTTTCACTATTATTATATCCACTAAATCTAATTGATTGGCCAAATCTACTTTCTAATAAAGTATCACCTTCATATAGTTTAAGTTTATGAATATTACTATTTTCGGTAAAATATTCACCATACCCATCAAAATCAGATTTGCCACTTTTTCTATCTGTTCTTTGTATTCCAGTTGAACTAACATTTTGATAATTCTTTGCATCATTAGATGAATCAACTTTTATTTCAGAAGAAAATTTTGATGAAATTAAATCACCAGTTGCATTTAAATTTGGTGTTACATCACCACCAACTCTAGAGTAATGTACATTTCCACCAAAAGAATGAATTATAACTAGTTCATTTCTAGTAGGTAAAGTTAATGAGTTTTTATCAAGTGGATATGCAATAGATAATTGCTCTACATCATTAATATTTATTGAATTATCCGATAGTAATCTAAATCTAATACACCCAATTGTAACAGAAGTTCCTAATCCTTTGGATTTAGCAGTTTCAGAGCCCACATCAGTTAATACCTCATATACAACACCATATGATGGCTGGTTTGTAAATCCTATTAAGTTTGGACTTGTATTATTTGATGTACCTAACCTACCTGATTGTAATCCCATTTTAACTTTGTATCTTTTGCTTAACTTCTTCTATATCGTTTTGAATATCATCTATTTTTGCAACTTCGTCTTGGATTTGTTCAACCTCCGAAAGAAGTTGTTCTCTTTCCTTATCAGTAAGGAAACCAGTATCACCTTCATTTTTTTGA